GGCAGGTAAACATGAATGCATCACTCGCTACAGTTCAGATTGATATAAAACCAACCATGGCGGCGTTGTCCGCTTTAGAAAAAGAGCAAGTGCCCTTCGTGCTGGCCAAAACCCTGACTGATGTGGCCTTGGGATCGCAGCAGACAATTCGAGAGGGTATGCCTAAACGGTTTCACATACGCAGTAAATGGGAAATAAGCGGTGTTCGCATCGAACCAGCAAAAAAAATAGATATAAAAACGTATGGCTATGCTGAGTCGGTGGTAAAGCATATCGATCCCTATATGGCGCTGCAGGAAACGGGTGGCAGCAAGGATCCAAAAAAAACGCGCGCGCTTGCAATACCTGAAAAAAAATTTGAGCAGACAGGCATTCGTGGCTCTTCTGGAGCTATCAAAAGGAAATTTCTTCCTGCGCAACTCCTGAAGGATTATAAAGGGCAGGCATGGTATAAGCAGCGACATCCCGGCCGCAAACACGGGAAGCGTAGAAAGCCTAAACCGTTCATTATTGAAAAAAACGGACGCGTATTTGTAGCAATACGGGGCGCAGAGAGTCGGTATCCAATAGAATATTTGTATGTATTCGCGGCTCATGCTCATATAAAACCGAGATTTGATTTCCAAAAAACTGTTGAGCAGTATGTTGCTGGTAATTTTGAGAAAAAATTCTCCGAGAACATGCTCGCCGCATTGACCGATAGAAAGGAATAGTAGCAAGGTGCATAAAATAATTATTATCAGCCTCGGCAGTCTGGTATTGAGTAAACCAGATAAAAAAATCAATACAGCAACGCGCATTATACAGGAAGAATATCGTCAATGGCTGGTTAATTTACTGAAGGACAAATATACCGTTCTTGTTACCGGCAGACCGGCTCAGTATACCGAGGCGACAATTTGGTCGATTGCTGAAAAGTCTCAGTGGAAGCCTGACGAATTTTATTTCAATTCCTGGGGCATGCCGCCCCGGGCACTAAAAAACAGAATACTGCATGAATATGTTTTTCCGCAGCATGGTATGAAGCCGGAAAATTTTTTATGTATTGACAACGACCATGATTGTCGCGTGCTGTATCGAGGATATGGTTTTATGGCAATAGATTATTCGGCACCTAATTTACTGGAGCTGATTAATGCCTGAAATGTCAATGCGTGATTACGCGGCCCATCGAGGCGTAAGTCTGGCAGCGGTGCAGAAAGCCGTTGCGACTTCGCGTATTACAATTGCCCGGGTAGAACCCGATGGCTGGAAAAGAAAATTTATTGACTCTGATGCAGCAGACCAGGCATGGGAATTAAATACAAACGAGACACAGCGCCGCAATGCTACACGCAGAGAAATGGGGCGCGGCCCACAAAATCCGAGAAAAAAAAATTCTCCTCCACTTCCTCCGGAAGCCTCAGATGAAGATGATGCAGATCCGGTACATGCCGAAACTCTTTCAAAAAATGCAGTCGGCCCGGAAGGAAAAATTTATATAGAGGCTCGCGCTAAAAAAGAAAAGTTCGGAGCTCTCACCGCCGAACTCGAATATAAAAAAGCTGCCGGCGAGCTGGTGCCGGTGAATAAAATAAAAGTCGCGTTTGCAAATATGGCATCTACCGTGCAACAAAACCTGTTGAATATACCCGCGCGGTTCTCGGCAATTTTAGCAGCGGAATATAAAACTGCAATTACGGATCTGATGAGCCAGATTGAGGATGGAAAAACCGCAACGAAAAGCGACTGCCTGAAATGGATTGATGCGACCAGCAATGAAAAAATTGTTAGCGATTTGATGATGGCTGAAATCCGAAACGTTTTGACGGCGTTGTCAAATGCAAAGTTTTAATAATACAGCAATACTTCCCGCTCCTATAGGTTATCCGGAGATTTTGCCGGACGACACGGATTATAAAGTTGACGTTGACGCCCTGATAGATGAATGTTGTGGATATTTTTGGAACGGTCTGCGCCCTCCGCCTGAATTTACAATTGACGAATATGCAGATAAAAACAGGGTAATTCCAAAAGAAAGTTCTGGCGAGGCTGGTAAGTGGCGCACATCGCGCACGCCATATCTACGCGAAATAATGCAGGAATTATCTCCATCCTCGCACGCAGATGAAGTTGTGTTCATGAAAGGTTCGCAGGTCGGGGCTACTGAGTGCATAATTAATGCGGCGATGTTTTATATTGACAACGCCCCGTGTCCTATTCTGCTGGTTGAACCTACGATAACGGTTGCGCAGCGGTTCAGTAAACAGCGTATGCAACCGTCAATTAATTTGTGTGGCCCTGTACGCGCAAAGGTTGCCGAAAACAAATCCAAGGCTGGCGGTAATACAACCCTGCAAAAAGATTTCCCGGGAGGCACGCTAATTATAGGCGGCGCAAATTCTGCGGCGACGCTGCGATCGATGCCGATACAGATAGCGCTACTTGATGAGTGTGATGCTTATCCAGAGGATGCGGACGGCGAAGGCGATCCGATGGAGCTGGCTATTCGCCGCACAACCAATTTTTCCCGTAAAAAAGTTTTTAAAGTTTCTACCCCGACCATTGCGGATGTATCCCGAATAGCAAAAGCGTTCGAGGAAAGTGATCAGCGATATTATTATGTTCCGTGTCCGTTCTGTGGCCATTTACAAATTATAAAATGGGACAATATAAAATTTGAAAACAGAGACGCTGCAACGGTTAGGCTGATTTGTGAAAATCAGGAATGTAAAGCCGAAATACATGAGCATCACAAAACAAAAATGCTTGAACTTGGCAAATGGATTAAACATAATCCTGCATCAGATATTCCAGGATTCCATTTGTCAGCATTGTACTCCCCTCTTGGTTGGTATTCATGGAAAAAGGCGGTTAAGGACCATATATCTGCATTGGGCAATCCTAAAAAACGAAAGGTATTTGTCAACACAGTCCTCGGCGAGGTGTTCGACGACTCGGCATCAACCGTAGATTTTCATTATCTGGCTAAGCGTCGTGAGGATTACGAACATATCGTTCCGGAGGATGTTATCTGTATTGTAAACGGAACCGACACGCAGGACAACCGACTGGAATCAACGACAGTAGGTATCGGCTGGAATATTAATCCTGAATATTGGATATTGGATCACTCCGTTTTTTTTGGTGATCCAAAACAAGCCGGAGTATGGGAACTGCTCGATCAGCACTTGCTTAAATCTTGGCCGCACCCGTCGGGCGGAACAATGAATATCGCCTGTACATGTATTGACGCAATGGGACACTGCACGGATGATGTATATAAATTTTGTCGCCCCAGAGAATTCCGGCGCGTATTCCCGACTCAGGGCAAAGCCGGAGCCGGGAGGTCGATAATTTCAAAAGCGCATCGACAGGATCGTGGCAAGGTTATGTTATTTCAGATCGGGACCGATCAGGCAAAAGCCGGATTATATTCTAATTTGTTAATTAAGGAACCGGGGCCGGGATATATACATTTTCCGAGATATTTACCTGGTCACAGACCAGACGCCCCGCGCGAGCTTGGAGATGATTATTTCAAACAGTTGACAGCGGAAAAACGCATGATACGCCATTCGTCCGGTTTGCCGAAATCTGTGTGGGTGTTACCAGCGGGAAAACGAAACGAGGCTCTTGACTGCATGGTTAACGCTATGGCGGCACTTGCAATTTTAAACCCCAACCTTGCATTATTGGCAAGAGAAAAAATGATTTTTAAATCCAATTTCACTCGCAGGGTCACGCGCCGACGCGGGATTCTGTCGAAAGGTATACAACTTTAATCAGGAGGTATTATGTCAATAACACTCGCACAGGCCAAATCTTTATTAGCGCAATGGTTGGCTGCCGACGCTGCCCTGGCTAATGGACAAGCGTATAATATTGGCGACATTTCAGTTACGAAAGTTGACGGAAGAATTGTAACTGAAAAAATTAAATATTATAGCGGCCTCGTTCAAAGTTTGTCAGGGGGAGGGCCTCGAATGAAAAGAATTATCCCACGAAGCTTGTAACAAGATGGATAAAGATGGATAAAAATGGAAAAGTATTGATTTTGTATAATTAATTATAATTTTATTTATGGGCATGCGTACGCAAATTCATGCCCATAAAGATATTGTTCCTGTTAGGCTCACAATACTTGACCGTGCAATGGGCTATATAAATCCTGTGGGCTCCCTCAAGCGTCTTCGAGCGCGCGCGCTATACAACAACCTCAGAAATTCCGGTTATATTACCTATGGCTCGGCAAAGCGTGGAATGCGCGGGGAGTTTGCGTTTGCCAATTCGGCAGATGTGGACACAAACCCAAAGCTCGAAGTCATGCGCGCAACATCGCGCGATATGTACATGAATGCCCCAATTGCCACAGCGTCTCTGCGCAGGACAAATACCAGCGTAATAAGTTCCGGGCTAACACTACAATGTCGAATTGATAGGGCGGCTCTGCAATTATCCGATGAACAAGCGGATGCATGGGAGCATGGAACTGAACGCGAATTTGCTCTATGGGCCGATTCACGCGAATGTGATGCATCCCGAACTCAAAATTTTTACGATTTACAGGCGCTTGCCTTTTTTTCTACATTGTTAAATGGCGACTGTTTTGTACTCCTTCCGTACATTCCAAATAAAAATTTACCTTACGATCTCCGCATAAAATTGCTTGAGGCGGATTATGTTTGCAATCCTGGAAACATAACGGATACAGATACTATGTCCGGAGGTGTAGAGGTTGATTCTAATGGCGCACCAGTCAATTACCATATACGTAAAAATCATCCAGGTGGTTTTTACCCAACATGGGAATGGACAATTGTCCCGGCGTATGGAGCCAATAGTGGTCGCCGCAACGTGTTGCATTTATTTGACAAAGAGCGCCCTGGGCAACGTCGCGGTATTCCGATATTAACCCCCGTTTTTGAAGCATTAAAAACATTGTCAAAATTTTCCGAATCGGAATTGATGGCTGCGCTTGTATCATCCTTTTTTACTGCGTTTATAACAAGTGATACTCCGGAAAATGTACTGGGAGAGAGCTTTACTGAAGACGAAAAAGTCACCAATCCCGACAAAATCGCATCGGACAAAAACGTATTAGAGATGGGTAACGGGACTATTGTGGGGCTTAACTCAGGAGAAAAAATTGAATTAGCAGATCCGAAACGCCCGAATGGCGCATTTGAGCCATTTTTTAATGCAATTGTAACTCAAATAGGCGCGGCAATAGAAGTCCCGCCTGAATTGATTTTGCTTAAATTTAATTCAAGTTATACGGCTGCCAAAGCCGCGATGAATGAGGCGTGGAAACATTTTACAACTCTGCGAACAAGACACGAACGAGGGTTTTGTAAACCAATTTATGAGGAGTGGCTTACAGAGGCTGTGGCAAAAGGGCGACGACCTGCAGCCGGTTTTTTTCTCGATCCTGCGATTCGCGCTGCATGGTGTGGGTCTAAATGGCACGGCAGTGGTCAGGGGCAGCTTAATCCATCCGTTGAAACGGATGCAGCAATCAAACGCATCAACGGCAATCTCAGCACGCATTCCAAGGAGACTGCAGCCCTTGATGGCGACGATTGGGATACTATGATCCAGAGTCGCGCTCGTGAAGACAAACTAATTCGAGACAAGGGTCTTGTTCCTTCCGTCGCCGGATCTAACTCAAATCAAAATGCGCCAGTGCCAGTGCAGCCTCAAGATAAAACTCCCGACGAACCCGTAAAAGATAAAACTCCTGACAGTAATAACGAGGAGGATGCAAATGCATAGCGCTGCGCAATGGGTTTTGTCACATCGTTGGGCAATTACACCGGAAATGCTGGAAACGATAATTGCTATTGCAGATCGTCAGACTGGATTTGACGAATCAAAGCTTGCTATTGCGGCAAAGGATAGTGAGCCATTAGCTAACACGCGCCGCGCGGACATACGCGATGGCGTGGCAATTATACCGGTTTTAGGCCCCATTTTTCCACGTGCAAACCTATTCACCATGGTATCGGGCGGAACTTCAATTCAAACATTGGCAAAAGATTTCACGGTCGCGCTTAACGATCCAAATGTCAACGCTATCGTTTTTAATATTGACAGCCCTGGTGGAGAAGTGACGGGGGTCTCGGAATTTGCAGCCATGATTTACAATTCAAGAGATAAAAAGCCGAGTTGCGCATACGTATATGGCCTGGGAGCCTCGGCTGCATACTGGATTGGATCGGCATGTACAAAAATGGTGGTTTCTGATACGGCAGAGATCGGATCAATCGGAGTCGTTTCAGCATATAACGACACGCGGGAAAAAGACAAAAAAAACGGAGTTCAAACAATTGAAATAGTTTCTTCGTTTTCACCTAAAAAACGTCTTGATCCATTGACAGATGAAGGAAAATCAGCAATTCTGAAAATTGTCGATGATCTTGCTGCCGAGTTTATAGGCGCAGTTGCCAAGCATCGCGACGTTACAACAGCCAAGGTTCTCAATGATTTTGGTCAGGGCGATGTTATGGTCGGTAAACATGCAGTCGTGTCCGGCATGGTTGATAGCGTCGGAAATTTTGAAGCGGTAATCGAGAGTTATTCTCAACAAAAAAATTTTCAAGGAGGTTTACTAATGAATCTTACAGAATTAAAAGCTCAGCATCCGGATACATATAAAGCCGCTGTCGAGCTT